GTATTGAGTTCATTACAGGCGAGACCCTTAAAAGAGTTGATTTAGGAGCTTTACGAATTGCTCATAGTGCAGACATCTCAGATAATTATGCAAATGATCCAGCACCATGGGACAAGATGCACATCTTAACTCAATTGCCTCATCATAATTGGATCAACCATTTTACCATGAATGGCCATCGAAGTAATGATACCCTTAAGCCAGGCTTTGATTTAATTGTTTTGGATATAGATGATAAAGGCGTTACTATTGAAGCAGCTTCAAAATTATTAGAAGACTACAAATTCTTCTTATATACTACAAAACGTCATACACCAGTTCATCATCGATTCAGAATAATCTTACCAATGAATTACCGGTTAACACTGGACACAGATGATTACAGTGAGTTCATGTGTAATATATTTGAATGGTTACCATTTGATGTGGACATCCAGGCAAAAGACAGATGCCGTAAATGGCTAACCCATAAACACTTCTTTACTTACAATACTGGTATTAAATTAATTGATGCCAGATTATTCATTCCTCGAACCAGTAAGAATGATGAAAGAAAGAAAACAATTCAAACATACCAGTCTTTAAGTAATATACAGCGTTGGTTTGTACAGAATTCTACTATGGGTGGCCGTAACAACCAATTAGTCCGTTATGCTTTAGTTTTAGTGGATATGGGCTATCCAGTAGATATAGTTGAAACCCAGGTTAAGAAACTTAATGCCGGGTTACCTGACAGTCTGCCGGATAAAGAAATTGATGATACTATTATGAGAACAGTATCTAAAGCAATTATTAAAAGAGAAAAACCATAAACTATAAAGGAGGTTAAGTGTGGTCGATCAAAATGATAATCTTGTATTAATTGTTGGTTCAAGTGGTGGTGGTAAATCAGCATCATTACGGGATATTAAAGATCCCCAAAATGTATATTACTTCAATTGTGAAGCTAAATAATTGGCTTCGTTAAACCCATTGAATTGCTGGAAACCCCAAACAAATAATGTTGTGGGCAATCAGCAGCGAAGACTTAACGTGTCTTGACAGAGCAGTTTAAATATGGTACTTTGAACAACTTCTCAATTAAATAAAGGAGAAATTGTATGAAAGAATACATAGAAGAAACTGAAACTGGAATTTACAGAATAACCGAAAGAGGTAAGATCTTTTCCCAAAGTAAGCTTAAAATACCTATTGTGGGAAAAGGTATGCAACATACAGGAAAATTCCACATGATAACAAAACCTGAAAGGGAACTAACATATACTCTCAATAATAGAGGGTATTTATCAGTAGGAATTATGAAAAAAACTTTTATGGTGCATAGATTAATCGCTAAAGTATTTGTAATTAATCCGTGTAATAAGCCTCAAGTGAACCATATTGATGGTAACAAACTAAATAATTGCGCTTTAAACTTGGAATGGTGTACAGCCCAAGAAAATATCCAACATGCTTATAGAATTGGTATAAATAAAGGATGTCTTGGGCTAAAACGCATATATAGTAGTGCCCAAATTAAAGCTAAATGTCTTGCAAATTTAAAGAATAAATCTAAACTGACTCCTGATGAAGTCAAATATGTTAGAAAAGTATATATTGCAAGAGATAAAAATTTTAGTTGTACTGCATTAGCTACACAATTTAATGTTAGTATCGCCGCCATGAGTAAAATTGTAAAAAGACAGTCCTATCAACACATTAAGTAACGTTCAACGACTATCGAAAGCATCTTATATAAGATAAGCAAGTAGAGTACACCCAAGTGGGTGGAAGCGGTGGGACGTAGAAATACGTATGATATAGTCTACTCTCATATGAAAGTATGAGCAGAGTTAAAAGCTCGATATTAGCGTAACGAACTAATATGAATATAAGGAATAAAAAATTACCATTTCCAGCTAAATTTCAACAGTTTAATATTACCAATCCTTACCAGGTTCATGAGGGATTAGTACATGCTGAATCCAAACCTGATATTCATACTATTGTAATTGATAGTTTAACCTTTTTAATGGATATGTGTGAGTTACAGTTTATTCTGGATGACCGGATAACTGATACAATGAAAGGATGGGCCGAATACCAAAAATTCTTTAAAAAACTTATGCAGGAACATGTTGCAAAGTCTACAAAGAATATCATATTCACAGCCCATGTTCAGTCAATCCTTAATGAGACAGATATGGTTCTTGAGAAAAAGGTACCTATTAAGGGTGCTTTAAAAGCAAATGGTGTTGAGGCTTATTTCAGTACTATTGTGAGCGCACGAACCATAACGGTAAATAAACTGACAAACTTTAAGAATCCACTACTTACTGTTACACCTGAAGAAGAAACTTTAGGATTTAAGTATGTATACCAAACCCAATTAACCAAAGAAACGGTCAATGAAAGGATCCGTGCCAGTATGGGTATGTGGACCCAACAAGAAACTTTCATTGATAACAATGCACAATTTTTAATGGATCGATTACATAAATACTATGTGTAATTGATTTTAATTTTTAACAAGGAGAATACCGTATGAGTTTACTTGATCAACTAACAACTGATGACAAAGACATCCAGCAAGAAACTGATTCCGTTGGAACCAGTTTTTCACCCTTAGAGAGTGGTCTATATCTGCTGAAGGTTATATTTGCTTATATCACCATCTCAGCAGGTGAAGCCATGGCCCTAAACATTCTGTTTGAGACCCCAACTAAACAGAGAATCAGACAGCAGTTCTGGATGACTTCCGGCAAGGACAAAGGTAAGAAGAATTTCTATATCAACAAGAAGACTAAAGAAAAACACTACTTACCTGGTTTTAACCAAGCTAATGGTATTGCCCTGCTGACTTGCAACAAAGGCATTAACCAGATGGTAACTGAAACCAAAACCATTAATCTCTATGATTATGATCAGAAAAAAGAAGTACCAAAAGACGTTGACATGATTGTAGAGCTGATTGACAAAGAAATTACTGCCGGTGTCATTAAACAGATTGTTGATAAAAATGTTCAAAATGATACTGGAGCATATGTACCTTCCGGTGAGACCCGAGTTGAAAATGAAGTAGATAAGCTTTTCCATACTGATGGCCGTACCATTACTGAAATCCGGGCTAAAAAACCAGCTACTTTTAAAGATACCTGGCTTGAACGTTGGGAAGGAAAAGTTAAAGACAAATCTGCAGCTAAAGCAGGAGTAGTTAGTGGGGCCCCTAAAGCCAATAAAGTCCAGACTGCTACTGGTGGAACCACTGCTAAAGCAGATTCACTCTTCCAGGATTAGTTTTTAAATTACCAAAGGTCCTATTAAACAGTAGGGCCTTTATCATTAATTCATATTATAAGGAGATTAAAATATGGAAATCAGTATTAACGAGGACAAGATCCTTAAAACCATTAAAAAGCATGGTGGTGCTATCATTGAAGCTGGGATTATTCAGGCCATTAAAGACTATGCTGGCAATGTAGTCAGTGACAGTCTTATTGAAGGACCGACTACTGTTGGTGGTGCAATTGCTGAACATGTAGGACCTGAAGTTAAACCAATGCCAGCCAAGCCTAAACGTAAAAGACGTTCTCAGGCTGAAATGAAAGCAGATGCTGCAGCTAAACAAAAAGCTGAAGAAGAAGATAACGCTGAAGAACCAAACAGTGATCCAGTGGTTGAAGAAACCCCAGTGCCTCAGACACCTACTGTTGGTACAGGTGTTGATTCATTGTTTAATACTTAATTATGTGGAAACTCTGGGATGATGTTAAAATCATTGGGAGTTTGATATTAGTTGCTTTTTTTGGTTTCCTATTCTTATTAAGTGTTCCACTTATAATTATATTTGGTATTAGTCTTGCTTTAGGTTTTATTGGCTGGATCCTATTTACTGATAAACCAC